CTATGTCAAGTTGGGCAAAGGTGCACCATATAACGGCACGATTGTTATTGCTGCCACCGGCTGGCCAAACGCTGTGGCTGGTATAGTTAGTTCTGGCAACTGGGCCGTTGTGTCTCTCAGCAACTTGGCCACAACTGGCGGCACAGGCACCGGATTAACTGTGACAGTGACTCAGGTTGCTGGTGTTGCCACTGCCATTGCTATTGTATCGGGTCCAATGGGAGGATACACTGTCAACGACACTATAACAGTGACCAGTGGCGCCGCCACTGCCACATTTTTTATCAGTGTCCTAGCACCACAGTGGATCTTTGCCCCAGACGGTGATCTCTATCTTCCACCAGGCAAGACCATCCGGGATCTGGGCAACAGTGAAGATATTCGCCGTGTTCCTGGACCATACGCAGATGATGCGGCCGCAGCAGCGGCAGGTGTGGCAGTGGGGAACCCCTATCATAAAACTGGCACTAGTGGGCAGGTTTTTGTTAGATTGACCTAACGGTAAATATACTAAAGAGAGCGGATTATGGCAACTATACAAACAATCAACATTGGTAACATTGTAAACGACGGCTTAGGCGATGATCTACGCACCGCGTTTCAAAAGGTAAATGCTAACTTTGCCACACTAAACACCGACCTAACAATTACCGCAAGTAATCTAGGCACAGTTGGAGAACCAGTTTTCAAACAGAAGAGTGGTGTTAATCTAGAGTTCAAGAAACTGGTTGCTGGCAACAAGATCACAATTACATCTAGTCCGGACAGCTTGTTAATTTCTAGTACAGTTGGCAACACATTTCAACGCATTACCACACAGAGTGGTTTTGTTGATGCCAACACTAGTCAGTTTGTTACAATTCAAGGCGATCCTGATATTCAAGTCACGGCAGCGGCAGATGTTATCACAGTTACCACAGTACAGGATCTAAATCAAATATTGCAGGTTTTAGATTTTGGTCCGTTAAATGGTGTGTACACCAGCATTGTTCAAATGAATACTGCTGCATCAAACATAGACTTTGGAACATTTACCAATCCCGGATCTATTAATGTTGATTTGGGCATCTTGACTTTTGACACAGGATCACTTGCATAATTACCTATGACAATATCTTGGATTACACCAGCAGGAAGTCTAGGCACAGTTGTTGAACGAGTAACTCTAGATATTCCAATAGAAGCCAGCTCAAATGTTGGACCTATTACTTTCACTTTGTTGTCTGGAAGATTACCCCGTGGTTTAAGACTTAGCCAAACAATTACCAGCGACAGTACCGTGTACAGTTCTGCTGTTAAAGGTTCGCCTACAGAAGTAAGAAAGTTTACTACTAACAGATTTGTAGTTCGTGCCAGTGACGGCGTTGACATTGAAGATCGAACATTTGGCATCAGCATAGACGGAGACGATGCTCCGCAATGGGTAACACAAGAAGGGTTTTTAAATGTTGGCCTAAACAATGCCTACTATGTATTGGACAACAGTTATGTTAACTTTCAATTAGAAATACGAGATCCCGATATAATTGCTGGCGACACAATAGAATACTATCTTATACCTAACGGTGGTGAGATGCCTCCGGGACTGACGCTGACCGCAGATGGTAGGATTAATGGGTATACTGATCCAGTGTTTGCTCTAGAATACAATGATTCACGAACAGGTGCCTATGATAGCGGTACCTTTGATACCATGCCTTTGGATCTTGCAGCCGCAGAGACTACAGGATTTGACAGTTTCATTTATGATCTCGAAGGGTTTGATTACAAACTAGATACCAAGGCTCCAAGGCGACTGAGTAGATTCTATACTTTTATTGTAGCGGCCTCTGATGGAGTGCATGAAGTTAGAAGATTGTTTCGCATATGGGTGGTTACTGAAGAATTTTTAAAAGCAGATAACAATGTTATCCAAGTTGATACCAATCTATTTCAATCAGACGGTGATGGTACTCGTAAACCCATCTGGATCACTGAAAGTAATCTTGGCCGCATTAGAGCCAACAATTATGTAACTATATTTTTAGATGTCTACGATCCGCCGAGTCTTGAAGGCACAATGACCTATTTCAAGATGACAACCAACCCGGGCACCTATCAACTGAAGTCAACTGGGGAAACTATCACTGATGGTTATTACGAACTGTCTGGGGAACTTCCTGAATTCAAATACACACTAAAAGACGAGTGGAATTCTTCTGTAAACTATGTCGTTGGCGACGCAATAATATACGGTGACCAAACTTGGGTCTGTCAAACTGCCAATATCAATAGAGCTCCTAGCCTAACAGCAGTCTATTGGAACAGAGATATTGCCACAACATCAGTAACTTTTAAAGCTGCTTATCCGTCAGCTTGGACAGTTATAGAACCAGAAACGGTTAGTGAATTTCCTCCGGGCACAACTATCGATACGCTTACAGGCGAAATTGCAGGTCGCGTACCTTATCAGGCCGCAGTTACTAAAAATTATAAATTTACGCTAGAAGCTGTTAGCTTTCCCCCGGTTCTGTTTGAACAGAATTATACCTTGCAAGGCGACTGGAGCTCAGGCACAAATTATGTTATAGGTGATGCTGTTAGATACAACAGTTACATTTGGGTCTGTATTGCAGCTAACATATTTAAAGCACCTCAAGACGGTATCTATTGGGATCGAGGTGTATCAACAACCAAAAAAACATTCAGTGTAAATATCATTGGTGAAATTGAAAGTGCTATAGAATGGATCACCGACAGTGACCTAGGCTATATTCCTCCTAATATTGCCAGCGACAAGGTGCTTGTGGCCGAAACAAAATTATACGGCGGAAGAACTGTCTACGAATTAGTGAGTGGTCACTTGCCTCCAGGATTAGAATTAATCTCCAACGGTCTGCTACAGGGCAAGGTAAAGCAATTTGCTGATACCGCTGGTCTGGGACTGACTCGGTTTTACGAGCGTACAGATTCGGCCGACGACAGCTCAACTAGATCTAGACTGTTTAGCGAAAGTTGGGATGTAGGTGGTACTAGCTTTGATAGAACATTTGCCTTTGATGTAAAGGCTAGAGATGCCAATAATGTTGCGGAAAATATCAAATCGTTTACGCTAACTGTTGCTACTAAGACAAATGTAACATTTTCCAATTTGTATGCTAAGGCATTTCAGAGCAAGGACAAAAGACTTACCTGGTACAATTTTATCACAGACAGTGATGTGTTTAGAGAAAGTGAAGTCTATAGATACGGAGATTCTAATTTTGGAATCCAACCAGAATTAAAAATGCTGATGTATGCAGGTATCGAAAGTCGTGATGCTGAATACTTTATTCAAGCAATGAGTAGAAATCATTACAACAAACAGGTAAGATTTGGAGATGTTAAAAGTGCTGTGGCCAAAGATCCTATAACTCAACTTCCCGTATACGAAGTTATCTATGTAGAAATTGTGGACGAATTAGAAAAAAACGGCAAGAGCATCAGTCAAACTGTACAATTAAATGATCGTATTAACAGCAAGGTGTTAGTAAGTTATGCTGGAATTAAGATCGACAGCGATATTCCTTTGGTTAGCGATAGCGATCATCAACGGGTATTTCCAAACAGCTACAAAAACATGCGTAAACGCATTAAAGGCATAGGCGAAAGAGATAGAGAATTTTTACCTTTATGGATGCGCAGCATACAGCCCGATACTTATGTAGAGCCAGGTTGGGTAAAGAGCGTGGTGCTCTGCTACCTAAAACCTGGATTTTCAACTAATGTTCTTACTCGAATCAAGAACAACAGTTTTGAATTTAATACAATGAACTTCACTATTGATCGATATGTAATAGATGTAATAGGCAATGAATTTCAAGATAAATACCTGTCGTTTGCACAAAAAGATGTTTTAAACAAAATAGCCAATCCTATTGAAGATACAGTTGTGCTCGTTGCTCTAACTGTGTTTGGATCTTTTGATAGCGAGGCAGTAACATTTGACAGCCAAAATTTAACTTTTGATCAAGGATAACCAATGACTAAACAAATAATTAATACCGGAGCCGCAGCAAACGACAAATCAGGAGATACTCTAAGAAGCGGCGCCAATAAGATAAATTCCAACTTTAACGAATTATATACTAATCTTGGCACAGGGACAGCACTGCAATTTGCCATTGACTTTACAATCTCTCCAACCGCTGGACAAACCCTACAATACAATGTAGCCACAGGTAAATTTCAACCAGGCACGGCAGGGGCGGCAGGAGCAACAGGAGCAACAGGCGCGACAGGCGCAACCGGACCAGCAGGCGCGACAGGCGCAACAGGCGCATCTGGTACAGGTAGTGGAAATGTAAACAGTGTAAATGGCGGTTATGTAGATAATAGAATTACAAGGTACGACGGTACTTCTGGCACAAACATACAAAACAGTCTTGTTACCATTTCGGACTCAGGAGCTATTACAGCGCCAAACAACACTGGCAGCATGATACCGTTTTACTATCCTAATGCTGAGGCGTTTCCTGCGGCTGCAAATAGTCACGGAGCATTGGCACACAACCACACTAACGGCAAAATGTACTATGCTCACGCAGGATTATGGATTGAGTTAGCCAATATGACAGATGTGGCAGCGGGTGCGACAGGCGCGACAGGCGCAACAGGTGCAACAGGTGCAACAGGTGCAACAGGTGCAACAGGGCCTGCAGGGTCAAGTGAAATATCTTGGAGCCTTTCGGCATCGGGATCGTCGGACTATGTTTTTTCTGGACCTGGTATAGTTGCAGGCAACACAAATGATCCAATATTATATCTATATCGAGGATTTACATATATTTTTGTTAATACCACCGGCGGTAGTCATCCCTTAGCTATACGAGTAAGCAACGGTGGTTCTGCATACACCTTGGGAGTAAGCGGCAGTCAAACTGGCACCCAGACATTTATAGTACCAATGAATGCTCCGTCTACTTTGTATTATCAATGTACTGCACACAGCGGCATGGGTAATGTCATTAATATAGTATAACTGTAAAAATACCTGCTAAATACCTAACAACTTAAAATGTGGAGATACATACCGTGACCAGTAATATTAACTATTTGAGCATTAACGAGAACTTTCCTGTAGCAGGAGAGGACAACGATACACAGACCTTTAGAGATAATTTTGACACTATCAAAACCAGCTTGCGAGCAGGTCAAGAAGAAATCACTACTCTACAGGCCAACACTGCCAAGACCAACGAAGACAACGATTTTGAAGATAATGAAATCAGTCGAGCAGTGTTTAGAGATGTCATGGATCAACGATTCGATGGAGGTATTATTACATCTCCTACGACTACACTAACAGTAGATTATGAAAACGGCGGCTATCAAGTGTTTCGATTCAGCGCAAACATGAATATCGATTTTCAAAACTTTCCAGAAAATTCTTCGGCCAGCGGGCCAATTGGTTGCGGAAGAATGACCCTGGAGTTATACGGAGATGGTAGTACAAGAACACTAACATTTATTACCAGTGCTGGTACAACTCTAAGACGCAATAGTACTTTCCCCGGGACTGTAACAGTCAGTTCTAATTCTGCACCAATCATCATAGAAATTTGGCGTCATAATGCTACCAATATTTTTATGAACTATCTAGGTCAATTCAGCTAATGTTCCATCCCTTGCAGCAAGACCTTACCAGTTTTACCGATTCCGAAATTGAAAACAAGTTACAGGAATTGAGTAAAAAATACTTTGCTGCACAGCGTATGGGCAGCTATGATCTCTTGACACAAGTATCAACCTTTGTTACAATATATAGACAGGAACTATCTCGTAGATATATGGAAAAAAGCAGAGGCGCTCTAGATCCCGATCTAGATCAATTGATAAATGTTGACTGAATACACTATAGAAGATCTCATTAAAGGTGTAATGCGGCACGGTCCAGACATACTGGAAAACTGTGTTGCCAATCCCAACGACATAGTACAGTATCTACAACGACTAGATAAAGAACGCCTAAATTATCCGGTTACTAAATTACAGGTAGACAAAAGTAATTGGTTCATACCGGAAGAGTATAGAACCATGGATATCTTAGATTGGTTGTATCAACAATGCCCGACTCCAGAAATTCGAGAACGAGTAGTTGAGGAACTTAGATTGTTTGCTAAACATGATATGATTCCTGTGCTTAAAACTATGAAGTATGTGGTAGATACACTGCGTAAAAACAATATAGTTTGGGGTGTAGGACGAGGAAGTTCCGTTTCCAGCTATGTACTCTATCTCATAGGGATACATAAGATAGACAGCGTTAAATACGCTTTACCAATAGACGAATTCTTTAAAGGAGAACAAAATGGGTAAAATGCACACAAGTATGCGTGGAAGAGAAGTTGATCTAGAAAAGCTCAACATGATTCACGAAAATGTTCCAGCAGTTGGCAATGCTAAAGTAAATGCTCGCGGAGACGAATTAGGCCCTGGCGGCGCAATTAAAAGAACTCGCGAACAGGTTCTAGCAGATTACTATGCTAAGAATCCTGGTGCGATGCAAGAAGAAATTGCAGCTCGTAGACGATAAGAGGCGCTAATGTTTGCATTTGCACCTAAACAGATTAAAGTACGGGCATTGCCTAACGATATCCTGGTTGTAGACATGGATCTAGGTGAGATGACCACTGCCGGTGGTATTGTTATCAAAAGCGATGACGGTAAGGCACATGGTATTAAACCTCGTTGGGCCAAGGTCTACAAAGTTGGCAGTGATGTTACTGACATCCAGGAAGGTCAGTGGATTCTTATTGAACATGGACGATGGACTCGTAAAATTACCATTGACGACGGCGAAGGTGTTAAAGACTTTCAAAAGGTAGAAACCAAATCTATCCTTGCTGTGGCCGATGAAAGACCCAACGATTTTTACATTGGGACAGAATACGGGCACGGCGACACTGCTACTATCCGACCAGAAGACTTCGGCGCAAGATAATGGGTTTTAAAAAATCTTGGGATGTAAGTAACATTACATCCCAAATTCATTCTCTGTCTAGAGAATGTAGCAGTCCTCACAACGACGGGTTTACTGCCTGGGGTTGCAAACAGGATCTGCTAATTATTCAACAGTTGATAAACGAAGCTATAAAAATTTCGCCAAACTTCGGCGAAATGGAGGATGACTGGTTGAAATCACAAGAACAAAAGCGTATAATTAAAATACTTAAACAGTAGGAAATTATAATGACTAATCCATTCCGTGATCAAGAAAAATTTATGCGGGCTTGTGATCAAACTGTAGGTGAATTTAACGAGGGACAATTTGCCCTGTACACTAATCTTATTATTGAAGAGCAACAAGAACTGCTAGAAGCAACACTATCAGATGATCGCGTGGAACAACTAGATGCCTTGATAGATATTTTAGTTGTTACTGTTGGTGCTATTCATTCAATGGGTGCAGATGCAGAAGGTGCATGGAAAGAAGTTATGAAAACTAACTTTGCCAAGATTGATCACGATACTGGCAAAGTGCGTAAGCGTGAAGATGGCAAAGTCCTAAAGCCGGTAGGCTGGACGCCACCTAATCTTAAACCGTTTGTAAAATCTTAATCGGGATCAACAATGCTACAGGTTGTGGATAATTGGTTAGGTGATGAGGATCTTGTGAGATTTTTAGATAGGCAGTTTACCTATAAAACTCCCCATCATTACATAGAATACGCAGATTCTACTAATGCGCCACCTAGTATATTTGGTAAAAAACATAATCAAGAAACTGCAAGTCAAATTTTTTACAGCTACGATTTCAATCCGCAAGAACCATTGATTAAATTTTTAGTCATCAAGGCTATTGAGACTGTTGAAGATCAACTAGGTATTGTAGATTTAGATTGTGTTCGATGTCACTTGTCTATACAACATGCTACACAAGATGTAGAATGGCATTCAGACGGTTCACAGATTACCTGTGTTTATACAGCATCCACCCCAGGAGGCGGAACTTTTGATTTTGTTACTCTTGACGGTATTCAAAAAATTGATTTTGTAAAGAATAAACTCGTAATATTTGACGGTGTTCAGAAACATATGGCCAAGGCTCCAGAAGCCAATCGTCCAAGAATTTTACTAGTTATAAAACTAGAAAAATCTAAATCTTTAAAAATGTGAAAAATAGGATCAACAAAATGAAAGAACTATGGGTAGAAAAATATCGTCCTAAGACCGTGGACGGTTATGTGTTTAGAGATGATCATCAACGCAAACAGATCAACACTTGGATCAAAGACCAGAGTATTCCACACCTGTTGTTAAGTGGTGCAGCCGGCATTGGCAAAACTACACTGGCTAAAATTCTCATTAATGAGATTGGAATTGAAGATTACGATGTGTTAGAAATCAACGCAAGCCGTACAAACTCCGTTGAAGATGTGCGTGACAAGATCACAAACTTTGTACAGATGATTCCGTTTGGTCCTTTTAAGGTTGTACTGCTTGACGAGGCTGATTATCTATCACCTAACGCACAGGCCGCCCTTCGTGGTGTTATGGAAGAGTATCATGCAACAAGTAGATTTATTCTAACCTGTAACTATCCTAATAGGATTATTCCCGCGATACACAGTCGCTGTCAAGGGTTTCATGTAGAACGCACAGACCAAACAGAGTTCACGGCTCGTGTTGCTACAATTCTTGTAGAAGAGAATGTTGAATTTGATCTCGATACTCTAGACATGTATGTCAAGGTAGCCTACCCGGATCTTCGTAAGTGTATTCAACTGGTGCAACAAAACTCAACCGAAGGTAATCTAGAAGCTCCTAACAAAGGTGATGCCGGCGAAGCAGAATGGAAGTTTGATATGGTTGCTTTATTCAAGGCCGGCAAGATCAACGAAGCAAGAAAGTTGCTCTGTGGAAAACTTCGTGCAGAAGAAATGGTAGAAGTTTATACTTGGCTGTACACTAACATTGAAGTATTCGGCGATGAAGAAAAACAAAACAAAGCTATTTTAATTATCAAAGATGGTCTTAAAGACAACACACTAGTCATTGATGCTGAGATTAATCTTGCGGCTACATTGGTAAAACTAGCTAGGCTTTAATGTCCGATGAAAAGAAATCAAATCTAGCCAAAGGCAGAAATAGTTTTGATGCTGACATAGGCGGAACACTGGTACCGTTCTTTAACAGGAATGTATCAGAATATCCTACGGAAGCAGGCGGAGTTAAGTTTGAACTAGTTCCGGTAACCAAGCAAAAAGATCTAATGATCAATCATGCTAGGATATATGCTCAGCAAGAATATGATCGCATAATGGAACTAGTCAGTGTGTTGGAAAAACAGGCACAGGCCATCAAGCGTAGATTAGATATCACTGACGCTGTTCATGCCGCGGTGTATCAGTTTCAACCAGTGATGGGTAATTGCTATTGGATAGTATGGGACAAGCGAAAGCAACATACACTGCTAACACAACATGGTCCCAACGATTGGTCTAGTAGTGCTCCAGAAGACTATGAATATCAAGCTAGGGTAAAATATATGGGCGATCATACTTGGATGGAAATAGAATGAAAGATAAGTTTATAAATCTATACATGGACTGGGCCAAACGCTGTGCTGAACTCAGTCATGCAAAGCGACTGCATGTTGGGGCTGTTATTGTAAAAGATGATACAGTTATCAGCTATGGCTATAACGGAATGCCTGCAGGTTGGGACAACAACTGCGAAGATGTAGAATGGTGTTCAGCCGGTGGTTGGCTAAGCCCAGAAGAGATTACAGAAGGTTGGCCCTATGAAGGCACATACCTAGATACAGATGGTAACGAAATGCAGGGTCGTTATCGATTAAAAACCAAACCAGAGGTCCTACATGCGGAATCAAATGCTCTGGCAAAATTAGCGAAGTCTAGTAACTCTGGGATTGGGGCTGATCTATTTGTTACTCACATGCCTTGTCTCGACTGTGCCAAGATCATTTACCAGTCTGGCATTAGTCGTGTGTGGTATGGTGCTAACTATAGAGATGATTCGGGCGTTAAGTTTCTTAAAAAGTCCGGAGTCGAAGTAAAACAAATAGAGGAATCAGCATGACTACAACAACTGGCAGATACATGATTGTCACTTATCTTCAGAAGCCCACAGGTAAGTGGGATGAAGTCACTGAATTTAAAAACAGCATTAGACCCAAACACCTACAGAACGCTAAAGTTATTCTAGACTTTAGATATAAGAAAGTCGTCAAAAACACCCTCAATAAAGAAGCTGGATTTGACGACATGGTTGAGTTTTATAAGAGGCTACTAGGAGAGAAGTTAACTCCTCATTTGCCTCCCGAGTTTCAAGAGTCTCCGTAAATCGCTAGTATCTCCTTGACAGCTTCGTGTCTTTCAACGTCACTCACAGTAAAGTGACAGATGTCTACATATCTGTGATCTTCAAAGTTATTATATAACTTCAGGAATTCAAGCAACCCATTATTGCTAGGGCGGTCGGCCTGCTGTAGATCTCCAGTGACAACCATCTTTGATCCCTGACCTAATCGTGTAAGCAGCATTTTCATCTGACTAGGCGTTGTGTTTTGCATTTCGTCGGCTATGACTATAGCGTTCTTGAATGTTCTGCCTCGCATATATGCTAGTGGGCTGGTTTCTATGATTCCTTCTGCAACCATATGTTCAATCT